TATTAACGGTTAAAGGTTCTAAGCCCCAAAATATATTTCTTTTCTCATCTGCTGTCAATACATCTAATAAAGCACTATCAGCCACCGCCAACGGCTGTTTTTGTGAAATACTAAAATCCATTGCAGGAAAAACAGTTTTTAAGCTATCGGTTATAAATCTTTGCATCGGGTTTACCGTATCAATTAAAACTTTTTGAGAGTTTGCCAATGCTAACTGATTGCCTAAGATTGTAGCTTCACTGAACCCTACTAATACAGGTGGAACTTTAAACAACCTACATACTTCACGATTGATTATTTCACGCTTGGCGTTACTTGCTTCTAATATTCCTTTTGCATCAAATGACTGTAACACTGGTACTTCATCTTTAGTAGAAGCCCACAATTTTAATAAACTAAACCTTCCGCTTAATCCATCTCTATCTTTAATGCCACCTGTAAAACTTTCTAAAACTTCATCATAGTAATCGTCAACTGTTTTTCCATGACTGTCGGGTATTTCTTGGTTAGGGTTGCCTATAAAAGTAATTATTGAACTCGGCATAAATCCATTTAATGCCAACTCCAAATCCATTTTACTTATTTCTGAACTTGTGATTACATCTTCTATTCCCGAATAATAACTTGGAATAGGGTAGTGTGGGTTGTCTGCTGATTTCTTATAAAAATATGCTATCTCACCCTGTGGATATGTTTGAAATACATTAACTGTATTAGGGTTGTATAATGGGTACTCATACCATTCATTGTCCTTATACTGTACCGTTCCTACATTTTTATTGTACCATAGTTTTTTTTCTTCTTTGTCTTTTCTAATTTTGTCAAGGCTTAATACTTCGGCTTGTTTAACTTCATTAAAAGCGTTTCTTTTTACAAGCAATGCAAAGCCTCCAAATATTGATACCTGTTGTGCAATATCTGTTAGAAAATCATCGCCTTTTTGGTCTGCATTGAATTTGTATGCAATTGTGGTATCATCTACAAATCCATCGGCTTCTATGTATTCTGCTATTTTGTCCGTACACGTCTTTGCAGTTCCGCTTTCGTTAATGTATCTTAATAGCTTGTTAGGAAATAGATTATCATATCCATATAATATCCATTTCTTAGTTGATTTAGTGTCTAAAACTTCAACTATTCTATTGAAGAATTTATATACTTTTCCTTTTATATCAGCCATTTTACTTCTCTATGTTTGTTTGCAATATAACTATATCCGCTTGCGTGTGAAATTAGTTTATTTTTTGCAATATACACATTTAGTAGACCTGCAATTTTTATCAGTGCATTATCGGCTGTTAACCGTTGTCTTTTAAACTCCATTAAGATAAAATCATAAACGGTTTCCCTAACCATGTAACCAAACGTTCCCCACATTCCCCCGCCTTTACATACGTGTTCGCTTATTGGTTGTGGCGTTGTCTTAGGTGTTCCAGATAAATAGAATAAATCCCAATCTTCAGGCAATTCATTAAGGCATTGTTGAAATTCATAATCAAAATTTAAAGGAAACAAAACATCGTCTTCAAATATCAACACATAAGGTAGGTTTTGCGCTTTGGCTTTTTCAATTACTTCGATATGAGAAAGTACACAACCTAACTCATAAGAATTTAGAAATTGATTACCTTGTATTACTTTGCCATCTTTGGCTTCCGACCTCTCGGCTTTGATTGCTGTTGTGGCAATGCTTCGTTCGAAGTTATTTCGCCTTTCGGTTGCTCGGTCAAGGTTGATATAGTAGGTTCTTGGATAGGTACATTCAAAGGTTCGTGCTTTTTTTTTACTTCCACATCGTATTCTACACTAACTAAGTGTGGCATTTTATCGGCTAATATTTCTAAATGATGTTGCGGAGTGTTTGCATTTAATTCAATGTTTATGCCTTGTAAAACTGCTGTGTTGCCGTAGAACTTTTTATCTATTTTGATTTTCATTGTACTATTTATTTTAATATTTAAAGGTACTAAATTTTTATTTTCTATTTTTTTCTTAGTAGCTATAAGTTGCATTTTTTTCACATAATCTTCTAATATTGCCTTATCCATTCTACATACCTTATCATATTCTTTCTTATTAGCTTCAAAATCTTCGTGCTTATTAGAACTGTCAATAGTAATAGCATGGTCTAAATGATATAATGCACCTTTTACTCTTTCTACTTTATAGCCTAATGTCTTAAAACGGTAATATCTTTCTAAATCTTCTGCACCATAGCTCACAAAATTTTCATTTTCACCACCTGCACTAATAAACGATTGCTTATTATAGGCTATTGCACCACCTACGCTAACCATATCCCCCTTATTCATTCCTGAATAGTTTGATTTTAGCATACCAACATCTAAGTATTTTGCTACTGTTTTTCTTTCTGTTCGTGGCACTCGTGCAAACCTGCCATCATAAGGATAAACAAAATCCGTTCCACTTCTTAACATATCTACTGCCTGCCATATTTGAACTGGTGAAATAAATATATCAGCATCCCAATTAATTACATAAGGTGTATCAGCTAATAAAGTCATTTCGTTTAATATCTTAGTTCGGTGAAACTTTGATAAATCAAAATTCACGTAATTAATATGATTACCTAACCATTTAAAATGATTGCCTATTTCACCTACTATAATATTGGTGTTAAAATACTTTTGCAGATGCAAAATATTAAGTAGCAAATTTTCTTCTCTGTGTGGATGGTCGTACTTTACTGGAATAATAAATGTAACATCACTTAAATCAATCTTTTCTTTGTGATCTTGAACTAACCATGTTTCAGGATAAAAGTCATTACTATTTGAAGTTCTTAATAGTTCGCCATTAAATAAGCAGTCTGGTCTTATGGTAGTTCCATTGCCTAAATATGCCCCCCACCAACTAAATGTAGAATTAGCTATCACAAACGCATGGCATTTGCTCATTAATGTTAACTGTTCAATAGCGTCCCCATTTGCAAATACTACGTTATCTAAGCAACTAAAATGTATTTTACAATAATTAATGTCATCTGAAAAAATAATTACCTTAAACTCGCTTAAATTGAATTGTAACAAAGCATTTAAGTAGTAATTAATTTGAAGTAAAACATAATTAGGATTGTCTACATAATCGCCACGCCTTACCGATATGGCTATTGTTGGTTGTTCTAATTTATTACAGTCTTTTAGTTTAAATATAGTTGCGTCTTTCCAATACTTTTCACTTTGTAACCAACCTAAAATATCATAGTTGCCATCTTTTGACAACTGGTTAAACTGCTTTAAATCGTAGTTAAAATGCTTTTCTTCTATTTGTTTCCCTAGTATGTTTTGAATTATTGGTAAGCCTTCAAAATAATTTTTATACTGCCATTCAGGAATAACTACATCATGCCCAAATGTTTTACCTAATCCAATTAATGAAGCAATCTGGAACAACTGATTGCCTAAGTTTCCATGTTTACCTAACTTGCTAAAAGTTATCATTTTTGAAATATCATTAAGGTGTTTCTAAAATAACTTACGTATGGTTCAGGTTCTTTTCTGATTTGTACGGTTAGTTCCGACAAATAAATTAAGCCTCTTTCTTGTAACTTGTTTATAACATATTCGTTACTCCTACAATTAACGTGACCTAAACCCTCTTGACCTTCGACTGCTACTGATAAAATTAAATATCCTTTAAGATTATTCACTAAGTTATCTACAAAAACGTTTTCATATTGTGCGGGTATGTGTTCCCAAACTTCAAGACACAATATATTGCCCCACGTATATTTTAAGTCAATTGGTTTTGTTAAATCCTTTTGTATGTATTTTTCATAATTAGAATAGCCATCTATGCCAATAGCATTATAACCTAAGTCTTTAAAATATTCTGTATATGTGCCTTTCCCACAACCAAAATCAAATAATAACCCTTTGCAGTCAAGTTTTTTATGTACAAATCTTGCAATATTATAGCTAAAAATATGAGCGTGTTGTTCTTCTTCGCTCCAAACTCCTGTTTCTGAAATCATTTGAATATAAATATTTGCTTAGGGTAAAAATGTATTGACTTAATTCCAAAGTAGTTTTCTACTCCGCTTTCAATTTGTAGGCTGTGTAGTTGGTGTCTAAAATAACCTATTGCAGTTTCTTTGCTTTCTAAATCGGTTGTGCCTCTAAAATTCTCTTTCCAATAACTTGTGTGCGTATCTTCTACAACATAGATTGCACCTTCTTTTAAATAAGGAAAAACTATCTTAAATGTCTGTATAGTTAAGTCGTTTATATGGCTTGCATCGTCAATTACAATGTCTGGTATTACTTGCTGAAAAAGATTGTAAAAAGCCATGCCATCGTCTTGGCTAAACTTATGTAATTCTACTCTATGGTCTTTTTTAATTGCGCTTTTATCGTATAAATCTACTCCGATTATTCGGGCATTATCAAAGTATTCTGCCCACATATTTAAACTACCACCGCCTCTATTGTTAAAATGATAACCCCCTACTCCGATTTCCAACATCGTTATTCCTTTACCTATAAAATCATGAAAGTATTTGTCGTAAATTTCTGTGTAACCATGATGTTGTAAGCCCTTATCGGTATCGTATTTTGTAGCAATTTGTGATAGTAAATCCATTATTTATGCGCTTTTATAAATTCGTGTATTTTTTGGTAGGCATTTCTTATTGAATTAAGACATGAACGCTTTAAATATTCGCCATAGATAGCATAGTAAGCATTATTAAGCTGTGCAAATTTCAAAGACAACATTGGTATATCACCAACTATGTTATACGCTGCTTCGGCTCGTTCTTTATTAGACATAAAAAAAGCACAACCGTTTTTCGATTGTGCTTCAAATTTAAACAATTTTCTTAACTATGCACTAATGCCATCTAAGTAGGCTATATCTTGTGCCAATGTACCTGTCTTAAATTGTAATGGTAGGCTTTCTTGTTCACCCGATAACGTTACAATAACTGCTGTATTATCGTTTAGCAACGTTTGAAGTCCACCTGTCAAAGCTGAACCATTTAAACCTAATTCAATACCATACACCTCGATACCGCCATAATTACCCTCTACAAAAGCAAATACATCGTCTGCATTAAATAACGACTCAATAGCTTCTCTTTCAGCAGGTGTGCTATAATAAAGCGACAAGGCTAATGATTGGTTAATCGTGTTGACATTCTCACCTACTACGCCTTCAAAGGTTGCAGCGTGTTTGAATTTCTTACCGATAAACTTCTTTAATGTTTGTTGAACGCTTGCAATAGTGGCTAATGTAACGGTATTAATATATCCATTGCCATCTTTGGTGTAGCCTGTTAGCTGTGATAACTGCCCTATCCAAACACGCTTGTTAATACCGCCACGCTTATTGAGCGCATCGCAATTCGGGTCTATGCCCTGTAATATTTCTACGCAATTTGACATATTTATATAATTTGTGGGCGGATATTTCACCGCCCTTGTTATTTAATTAGAACCCAGCTATTACGTTCAATTCACCGTAACCATATTCGTATGCTAATAAAGCAGAACCTGCTAAGTAGTAGGTATCGTCTTTTTTCTCATACCATGCTAATTCTTCCATAAAGCCGTTAGCATCTAATAAGATTTTGTGGTTTGAACCTGTGGTTAACACAATTCTAAAAGGATTGATTACACCTGAACTATCTGTAAAGTCCGCTTCAAGTCTTTCATCAACGATTTTAGCAACCACGATTGGAATACCGAACAATGAGTTAGCTGATAAGCCATCTACAATGCTTTCACGTTGTATGATACCTGCATTGGTTTGTGTAGAAGAATACAAGTAGTTAATGTAAGCATCATAAACTTCTTGTGTTACTAACCACACTTTGCCTTCGTTAGCAATTTGTTTCAAGAAACGTGATTGTGAATTATAGATTGCTCTCATTGTTGCTAAGAAATTGGTAGCATTTAAGTCAGTTGCTGTTACAGCACCTGCATCTACAGTTCCATCAACAGCGTTTGCACCTGCTTTTAACTTCTTATAAATACCATCTAAAACGGTATAGTAAGGAGTTGCGCTCAATGTATCACCTAAGTAAAGGAAAGACAACATATCACGATTAAAAGCATAAGCACGTTGCTCAGATAGGAAGTTCAAAATCTCTGGTGATAACTCACCACGCTTCCAACCATCAGCCATACCATTTGCGAAGATTGTTTCTTTCAAAACATCATAGCAGGCTTCAACGCTTGCTTGTACTTCTACTGGAGTGATAGTCTTTTTAGTGAATGATGCCGAACCGCTAAAGTTCCAACCGCAAGTAACTTTCTTAGAAGTGATTTTATCAAGTTGAGTGTTAAAATATAACTCTTGACCTTGATACTTTCCAACTATTAAGTCGAACGGCAACTGGTTAATTTTAGGGTCATCTAATAAAGGCTTTAGGAATAATTCAAATTCGGGTTTAGCCTGAACCGCTACGGAAGTGATTACGTTTGCCATGTTTATTGTTTGTTTTGTTTTCTGATTAATAATGCTTTTTCGACTAATGATAATTCTGTTTTAGGTGTTGCACCTTTTGGAAAGTCTTGTGATTTCTCAATCTCGCCATTCAAAATAGATGCTTTGAAAGTTCTAAACTCGTTTAATGAGTTTTCAAAGTTTGCCTTTACCTCGTTCAACTGATTTGTAACTTCTGTTACTTGGTTTTGCAATTCAGCGTTTGCAGCCTTAGTTACTTCTAAGTCCTTTTTCATTGCTTCAACATCTTCGGCTTCTTTAACTTCGGTTACAATACCGCCTGCAACTACGATTGTTCTACCATCTTCGGTAACGTGTTCGCCATCTGGTGCAGGAGTTTCGGTCATGTTGCCGTTATCCATTAGGAAAACCTTTTTGCCCATTAGGTCGCCATCTTCGGTATCAACAAATACTTCCGTACCATCTTGAAGTTTTACTACCATGTTCTTAAACTTGGCTTTGAATAGGCTCTTAAAGCCGTTCTCAATGGTAGATAGCTTTGCCTCTAACCATGTTTTTTGTTCTGCTGTAAATTCTTTTTGCATATCTAAGTTTATTTGTGCCTTAATTGGTAATGGTTTTCTTGCTGCTATACTTGCATTTACTATCGCATCTACAAAGCCTATTTCTAATGCCTTTGAAGCTGTTAGCCATGTTTCAGACTTCATCATTGCTTTTACTTCGTCAAGCGGTAAGCCTAACTTAGCTACATAAAAGTTTGCTAACTGATTTTCTGTTGCTTCTAATTCAGAAGCCAATGCGCTTAGTTCTTCGCTTTCCATTCCTATTGGTGCGCTTGGCGTCCAATAAGGATTGTGAACCATTATTTTTGCGTTAGAGTATATTTTACGCTTTCCTTTTTTTGCGGATAATAAAAACACAGTAGCAATTGAAGCACAAAGACCTTCAACTGTGCAGCCAACAGGAAAAGGCAATGACTCAAGGTAATCGTGAATAGCAAAGCCTTCTATAACATCGCCACCTTCTGAATTAATGTATATTTCAATTTCGGTAGCTTCTGGATTGCTTTCAACCATAGATTTCAAGGTCGAAAGGCTAAACCCTCCGTACTTATCAATATACCCATCTATGTTTATTTTCAAAACCATGTAACAAAAATTGTTACATTTCAAAGAAAGTCTTTAAATTAGCGTCTAATAGATGCTGTTAATATGAGCAATGAATATTCAAAGAAAGTAAGCACCACGCTTAGAGGTGATTTATTACGCAAATTCCGCTTCTTTATGCACGATGAGAGCATGACACAAAGTGAAGCGTTAAAGTATTTAGTAGTTAAAGGGCTTCGTGAAGTAACTTATAACCATAATTTAGAACCAAAAAAAGATAAAAAATGAAAAACTTAATTTTATTACTTATCGCTTTTACCATTGCTTCATGTTCTAAGAACGATTGCAATGGGCATTACATGGATTTTGAGAATACTACTCATAACATAATGTGGGTTAAACAAGGTGAAAAAGTATTAGCCACTATTCCACCTGTATCAAAAGAAGTAGTAAAATTTGCTAAATGCGATACTACTATAAGAATTGCATTTATTTCTAAAGGATATAAAGAAAAGGCACACATGGTTTATATTCCTTGTTGTGAAACAACTTACTACCATGCAAATGTTCAATAGTTTAAACCAAGTTCAACAAGAGTTATTTGATAATATCAACTACTTATTAAAGAAAGAAAAAGTAAAAGTTGGTAACAAATTATGTATTTCCATTTCAAAAGGCAATACAAATTACTATGCTACGGCTATTGTTGCTAAAGATAGTATTGGTTATCAATTTACATTTGATAAAAGCAATAGTGTTTTGACTTTTACAGTTCCGCTATCCTAACTGATTTGTCTTTAACCGCTTGTTTCTTTTCAAACTCTTTTATTGATAATACAGGAGCTGGTAACTGTCTTAACGCTTGGCTTAATAATCTGTTTTGCTCAATAGTATTATTTACTCTACCTCTGCTTTCTAATATTGGTAACGTGGTATTGATTGCACCGCCATCAGCTAAGAACTTACTACTACCATTTAACCATGATTTACCGCCAAAGGCTTCATTGATTGCGCTAAACTGTTTTATTTTTTGATAGGCATTTTTCTTCATTACATAAAGCCCTTCGCCACCTTCTACTTCAGCTACTGGTCTGCCTCCAACGGTTACTATTTCGCCACCTTGTGCGTGTGATTTGCCATCAATAGATATTTCACCGCCTTCAGCTTTCTTAGGTAGGGCAACAGATTTAATTGTTTGTGCTGCAATTAAACCAATAGAGATGCCTGCCTGTACGTTGTTTCTTATCCTTAGACCTGCTGCCGTTGCCTGAGCTGCAAAAAAGCCAGGATTTGGAAAACCTAAAGGATTAATAGGCGCAACACTGGTAGCATTAGCAGTTATTAAAGCATTAGCACGTTGTGTTTGAATTATAATATCGGCAATAGCTGCTGCCTTTTCTGCTACTAATAAAATTGTTTGCAATTCATTATTATTGCCTGCTATTTCTTGTGCTATTCCAATAACGCCTTGTGCTGCTGAAAGTCTTGCGTCTTGTATTGCTTCTTCTGCAAGTCTTATTTCTTCTAATAGTTCTAATCTTTCTTGTGCATTTAATCTTTCAGCATCTAATTCTTGTTGTAATTTATCATATTGCGTGTCTAATTCCTTTTGGTTAAATTCATCTGTTTTCTCTAATCTTTCTTTTCTGAATTTTTCTGTTATTTCTTCTTCTGTTAGTCCTGCCTGAATTAAAAACTCACGCCTTTGTTCTTGTTGTAAATCTAAATTTTCTAATTCTTTTTCAAGTCCTGTTAAAAATTCATCAATATATTTTTGTTGATTTTCGGTAGCTATCTTTTGATAATCTATTGTAGCTTTTGTAGTTTCTTTTATTGACTTCGTTTGCTCTTTTTGCTCTTTATTCAACAACTTAATTAACTGCAACTGTTTGTCTTTTCCTGCTGCCTGTACCTTTATTAATTCTGCTTCAAGGTCTTGTAATTCTTTATTACCCTCCCTATCTGTTATGTTTTGTGATTGAGTAAGTTTTAATGCTTCTATTTTTTTCTTTACAATATCTTCTTCTAACTTTTGTAATTCGGCAGTATTTTTTAATATTTCATCTGTTGCTGCTTTGCGTTCTTTTTGCGTTGAGTTTACAGACTTTGCAATAATTAACAATTCTGTTTCTCTTGTTTCATTTTCTGCTTTACGCTTATTTATTGCCCCTTCTAAATCTTCAAGTTCTCTTTGTATGTTTACTATTTGTTGTTGTTTCTTAGCTGAGTCGCTTAAAAATTGCAACCCCTTTTTCGCCCCATTTTCTAACTTATCTGTTAAGTTTTCAACTCCTGTTCCAAGTTGTGCAATTCCGTTTGTAATCTTTTTAGTATCTCTTTCAAGTATGCCATCTAAAATAACGCCAAATGATTTTAAGCGGTTTAATAAATTGCCTTGCAAAAAGTCTACTAATTCCTTTATTGACTTTTTAGGATTACTAAAAATATCTATTAATTGTACTCCTAATTTTTGCGCTTCACCAAATAATGATTTAACTACCCCTGTTACATTAGCTAAAGCATCTTCTAACAAGTCTGCACCTCTTTCGGTTGATGCAAACGCTGCTACTAATGAACCTAATAACACCACAAACGCCCCTACTCCTGTTGCTATTAGTGCCAATCTAAGCACGTTCATTGATGCTGCAAGACCGCCTGTGGACAAAATAGATAGTTTAGTAGCCCCATCGGCTGCCTTTTGTCCTGTAACGTATGCTGCTAATTGTACTTTGGCATCTTTTAAGGCATTGCTATAAGTATTAAATGTAGTTTGAGCATCACCAATAGACACACCAAACAACCTTATTTCGCTTACTGCATTCTTTAAAGCACCTTGATAGTTACCAACATTTCTAACATTGTTTCCGATTGCACTTTCCTGCTCTTTTAATTGGTCTGAAAGTTTACGTATTTGCTCGGTTTGTTCTTTTGTAGGGTTCTTTAACCCAATATAAGTAGCCGTTAACTGCTTTAATAAATCTCTATTTTCTTGTATAGAGTTATTTGCAAAGTTAGTTGTATCGGTTGCGCTCTTTTGTACTGCTGAATAACCTTCAACCGCCCTGCTTAGTACCCTTTGTTCATTGGCTACATTTTTTAAAAGTATAGCGTTAGCCTCGTAAACTTTAGCTGCCTCTGCATTTCCATCTTTTACTTCTTTAGCTAACTCCGCCTGCGCTTTCTTTAATTCAGCAGTACTCGCCCTTAGTTCTGCAAGTTTCTGAATTGCGCTTTGTGCATCTATATCGAATACTACTACTTCTGCCATTATCTTAATTTTACTAATTCTACTTCAGTGCTTTCACTACTTCCATATGTGAACCCAGATATTTTGCTAATATAGAAATAAGCATTGTGTTCAGCGATAAATACGGGCTTCAAAAAATCTAATTGGTAAATATCAATAGCGTTTAACTTAACATTTATAGTTAATACCTTAGTTCTGTTTAATACATCTTCTAAGCCTGTATAATAGAGCGGAATTAAGTTATTAGCAAAGCCTAAGTTTAATTGTTTGCCACCTAACATAAACCAAGGCAAAGGCAAATCTACGTTAGTCGTTAATGTACTGCTACCATCTGAATAAATTACACTCGGAACGGTGGTAACTCTTTCTAACAATAATATTCGTGGTTCTACTTTATCTGTTGGTTTTGTTTCGGGTGGGCTTGCATCATCTGTTCTAAATATTTTTATCTTAGGAATTACGAATGCCTGCAACCTGCTATCCATTTCTGTTGCAGAAAATGGCAACTCAACAAATTCGTTTGTAGCATCTAAGGTTTCATCGTCAATTATTATCGTACCATTTGAACCTTGAATAAATGTCGGGTCAATGCTATCATCTTCTTTATAGGTTAGCGTGTTTGATTTGGCATAACTATCTAAAGAGTATTCAATATTTGGCTTATCGGTGTAGTCTATTTTATCTGTCCAATCTATTGCCAATGGTATGTTATTGGCTATATCGTCAAACTTATTAATGTAAACTGTTTTGGTATCTTCATCTACTGTTACAAGACAACAAAACATCTGAAGGTATGCTTTAAGAAAATCGGATTGTTTTAGTTTGCTATCCCAAAACTGAAATAATATTTCCCTACCTAATTTTATACTTATATCGGTACTTTTAATATCAAATCTTGCATTTTGCACTATTACGGTTGTGCCACCCACTGCTTCTAAATTCACTACAATACAACCAATTAAATCACCTGCATTCAATTCAGCATTATAGGTAACTGTTAAATCAAACGTGCCTTGTACAGTTGTAAATAATGCCATTGCCTTTTCTTCTAAAACTGTACCATTTAGTTTATAAATAATAGCTTGTATTTGTGCATTATTACTTTTCGTTCCATTTATATTAAATGTTATTTCATAATTACCACTGTATGGTATTTCATAATATTCTAAAGTATTTGTAAATGCTACTAATGGAACGAATGCAAAATTACCATCGCTTGTAAATGTGTTTGTTTGTGAGATTAATGGGTAACCATTTTCTACTGAAAATGATATCACGTTTATAGTTATATCACTTGCAGAAGGTACAAACACTTGATTAAATATCGAAACATTGCTACCGCTAAACGTAGCATCTCCACTTACTGCATCGGGTTCGGCATTAAATATTGGAAAGATTAAATCTGCACTTTGATAGTTTAAGTCATTCAATAAATTATTACTCAAACTATAACCTGCATCTAAACAAATATTTTCAATAATATCGTTTACAAATAAACAAGGGTAGCAATATCTTACATCAAATGTCTTACTATTATTACTCATTATGTTATTAGGGCTATCAGCATGCCAATCTATAAGCGGGTAAATGTAGCCGTCTGTATTTTGCCTGCTGTCATATACGTTGGTTAGGTTAAATTCGTGGTTTAGCGTTGGCAAATATTGCAACTCTCTTATCTGTTTTCCTTTAATAATATCAAACAAATTCGCATTACCACCGTATAACCTAACATTATAAGTTTCTTGACTGCTTTCAATATCGCAAAATCTTATATTTTGGTCAATGCCATCTACAAATACTCTTGCCTTTAATCTTCTGTAAGGTCTTGTAGTTGAATTGTTTACTAACTCGGCATTCTCTAATATTACCTTATTATTCGCTGTAATCGGTAAATCAAAATTAATACTTCTAAATCCTTTGCGTGTTGAAAAGTTGCCAATCTCGGCAATAGCATAATCGGTACTGATATTTTCAGTTCCCTCTAATTCTACTAACTGGTCTAATATGTATAGTTCAACCGCCATTACTGCCTTTGTACCTGTATTTCTTTAGCCTTTAAAAATCTAATACTAACATCAAATAACTTTTGTCTTGAAGTATATTTAACGAAGCTATCACTATCAATTAAAATAGGTATATCAAAAGCATTGGTAGTGCTGTTGTATAAAAATGCTTGTATTGAATATCTTAGGCTATCTAAATAATCTACATGAGCCTTTGGTATGCTACCTGTGGTACAAACTACTGCATTATATACTTCTTTGCGCTCACTCCATTTAATAGTCTTATTTAAGATCTTAAACGTGTTCCCGCTATCTTGGTCTACTTCAAAGGTCTTAATTCCAGTAAAGATATAATTTTGCCAACCGCCTTGTAAGTTCAACCATGCTATGTTACATTGGTTGTCGCAACAGTTATCATACGCTACTTGGTTGCAGTTGCTTATGTTTATTTCTACTTCGTATTCAATTGTTTCTTCGCCCTCTGTTTCGAATGTAAAGCTATAACTGCCCTCTGTTGGTGGATTAATTATAAATCCATTAACATAAAGACCGCTATAAGTTAATGTAACCCATTCAGGTAAGCCTTCAAAATTACCATATTCAAGAACTTCAGGATTAAAATCGGGAAACAACTCAATAGCCTGCTCACCTACACAAAGATTAAATGTTTTATAATTCGTTGCCATCTAAATAAACTTTGTTTTGTATGGTATCACCAATAATAAATGATTGAACTGTATAACCACAATTAAATACTATTGTATCGGTATCGTTTAACGGTTGTCCTGTGTTCGCATAGATTGTGTCAAACTCAGGATTGTCGATTGCGCTGTTTGCCACTTGATAATATTCTAAGTCATCACTTCCAAACACTAACCTAAACCTGTTAAACATATTAAAATCTATACCTGATGTTGGATATTGAATACTGAATATTGATTGAAGGTATCCGCTAACATTCCATGTGTATTCAAAAGTAGTCATGTTCGGTTCTACTTTGAATGTTGCTATCTTTTCATAAGGTAGTTCTACTTCGTATGTTTCGCCTGTGGCATATCCTTTGTATAAATCAAATTCGATAACTGGTAAGTAAGTAATAATCGAAGTGCCACTAATCGCACTGATATAATCTGTTTCAACTGTGAATAGTGTGGTTGACTGTATGCTCTTAATAACATGAAAACCCTCATACACTCCAGATGCTACGTTTACCGTTTGCCCTACTACTAATGTCAAAGTAAATGCAGAAGATATATCGAATTGAGCAAAGCCACCGTTATCTGTTACTGCTGATAATACCCCTCCGTATGGTGCGCCTTTATACGTTATAGGCTTATATGCTGCATTCCATTCTTCAGGTGTTGATATTACATCAATATAATCGCTAAGACTTCCCACTCAATATACTTTTAAATTCGATTGCTAATATACCACTTATTTCGTTTTTAATGGCACTTGTAAATGCTTCATCTATTACACTACTCAACATATCGCTACCGCCTTTACGGTGTATTAGGTTGCCTTCCTCTTTCATTTTCTTAGCAATAGCGAATACTGTACCTGCTTTCTCTGCTTCGGTCTTGCCATCAAAGCCTAACCTACTCTTTACACCTGCTTTAGTTTCCACCCAATCGGCTAATTGTGGAAAAGTACCACGTGGCTTGCCTTTATTTTCGCCACGCTGTTTGTATCCATACCTTGTATCGTTTGGATTGTATGGTGGATATTTGCCAGGTCGCCTGCCTTCTGAAACATTATACACATAATTTTCGGCATATACTGTTACCCTTGTTTCCGTTGCTTCATATCGCACGCTGTTAGCTAACTTACCTGTATTGTTTGCAGGCTGTATGCCGTTATAGGTAACATTCAAGATGTTATTCTTTAAACGCTGGACCGCTTGTTGCCCTATGGTATCTAAGAAACTCATTTAGCTGTCTTTATTTTCATTAACCTTTCATCGTATTCTGCTTTCTCTAAATCGTATAGTAATTTAGTCATCACTATTTCGGCTGGCATTTCTAAAACTTCATCATGTGTTATTCCGTAAGTAATGGCTAATCGGTCAATAGTTGGAAAACTACCAAACCGCCTGAACACTTCAACGCCTGCCATTTCTTCCTCCGCTTCGGTTTCACCCTCGTATAACTTCTTGAATTTAGTCAAGAACTCATTAAGCAATTCAAATACGGTTTTAATCTTTGCCATCGCTAACGGTAGTTGGTACTCCGATATATCTTCATTCAAATATACTAAACCTACTTTTTGCGCTGCCTTTACCCAGTTACCACTTTGAATAATTGCCTGCCTTGCAAGTTCTAATTTGCCGTAGGTTTCTTTGCCTATGTTAATATCTAATTCAATGCCACCATACTTTTCAGCTACAAATAAGATATCAGTATAGCACGTTATTTCTGCAATGGTCTTTAAATCGGTTATTGATAGTTCAAGTAGTTCATCTTCTGTTATGCCTGTGGCTACCTTCAGCCGTTCGATAATATTGCCATCTGATGCTGTAACCAATGCCACATATTTATTCCATGTTAGTTCGTCAAAGTTAGTAGGCACTTCGTAGGTGTTCTTATTTGTTTTTATGGTTATCATCGGTTTGCAAAGTGTTTAGGCAAAGATAATGCAGATTGTGTTAATTCCTTTAGTGTATAGCGTATAGGGTCTAAAATGTGATTATAGTCATCTATTGGTATGCCTGATTTCTTATCATTCCAACAATAATTAGATATCTCTTTCCTTGTATTACTTGACCTTTCAGTTACGATAATCTGATAGTCTTGCATTTGCGTTATGCCTGCCGTTACGCTGCCCTGACCTTTGATAGCACCTCGAATATTCAAGCCTTTACGCCTTAATTCGTCAATCAATCGTGGTTCGGCACTATCGGCTATTATTAAATCACTTGGATTGTGTATGTGTGTTTTATTAAGTTCATAAATAGCTTCCGTTCCTAATTGGTTCTTGTTGTAAAAGCATTCATCTACATAAATCTTCTTAGCCTTTTTATCTACTGCTACCTTAACCAATGTTGTAGGATCAACACTAAATCCATAATCTTGACCGTAACAATAAGGCAATGAACTATCGAACTCGCCTGTTGTCCAGTTGGTGAAGATTGCCCCCTCACGATTAGCACGTTGACCGCTTCCGTACACCTGCCACCAATATTGATTATTCTTTCTGCTTTCAATGTCCTCTACCTGCGATTGCGTTAAATAGGGATTGTCTTTATAGGTTGTTATGCAAGGTGGGTATTGGTCTATGTAGGTATCCAACCAA